ACAAAGAAAGCAAGCCATTGAAGCTCCTTATTCGTGACACACTGGTAGTATATGTTAGCGTAGTAGCCGGCAATTTCATATACGAGCAAGTGACGCCGGTAATAGAGGAAACCGTAAAGACGCCAAGCGCACCGATTGCCTTCACCGATGATGCGCCTTTCTAACCCTTTGAAGTGTAACCCAATGTTTCGCGTATTAAATCAATTTGCTTTATCATGGGGTCTTCAGTGTTGGGTCCAATCCCCATTTTTAATAATCCTTTACAAATGATGCCAAACCAATACATATTTAGAACAAATACGGCAAAACTGATTGCTATAACTATTTTGTCACACATAAAAAACCGATTGTATTTGCTAATATTTTCAAAAAATGCGGGATTTAGAATGATATGTTTAAGATACATGTATATTCTTGTATAAAAGAACGATACCGCAAATAATATGTTATTTAATGGTTTTAAAAAGGCAGGCAAACTAACACATTTTATTACCGAAGGGTTTTTAATTAAGTTTCGAATACTGAGAAATATATTACTAATTTCAACTAAAATGATGACCATTAATTCATTTTTAATGGTATCGCCATTTCCATTCTCATTGTTTTGGCATAAAAAGAACCACGATATGACAAATATGAATAATGTATGGTGAATTGTTTGTTCGAGTTTTTCAACAAAAAACAAATGAACTAATAAATATGTTAGGATAATACCTGAAATATAGTTAATCCATAGCACATTTCTGTCCGATACATGAAACTGATACAAACAGAAACAAGCACATATTGCGACAATTAGTGTTGCTATGTGTTCACAAGTGTCCTTGTTTATTATGTCCTTGTTTATTATTTCTGTTAAAAAACTAGTCATTTATAATTAGTCAATTATAAATTACTATCATATAAAACGTAATTCTTAAATATTTTATTTTATTTTTATTTCATTCTATTTTATTTCAATAATTTAGCCTTTGCGGCTTCAATTTCCATCAAAAATGGGTCTTTAGGGTCAGGTTTATATTCTGTAATGTCGCGACCGCAAGCCTTGGTTATAAATCTCTTAATTAAAAATTTACTCCAATACAAATTAACGATTGACAATACAGCAGTAGACGCCATTAGTATCCTATCCGTCATATAAAAATCAAAGGTAGCATAAACCCTAGTATAAAATTCAGGATTAAAAACAACATGTTTATTAAATAAGTATAATCTTGTATACATAAATGTTGCAAAAAATAACAATTCATTGATGGGTTGAACCTGTTTTATAATTTTAACAGAGGTTGTATTAGAACCTGGATTCTCTTTCAAATAGGTTCTGAATAGCGACCGAAAACTGAAAAATATGGAGCTAATTTCAACTAAAAGATAATAATATATATACTGCATCACATCGTTTGCTTTCGTATTCCAAACTGAGGTAATTCCACATAATACAAATTGCGCAATATGATGTATCCAAAAATCAATAGTCGCACCGCTATATAAGTCGAATATTGAATAAAATATACATACAACACTGGCAATTTTTATATAAAAAGAATTATCGTATTTATTATAATAATAAATTGCGAAGCATACAAACAATGCTAATCCAAGAGAACATGTATCTTGGAAATATGGTTTAATATTATTAAATATGTCGGATGACATTTCTATTTCGGTCATTTTATACCTAATAATATTTTTTATAGCAAATTTATACTCAATTAAACATTTTTTACCTACCCGTCCAAACTTTTACAAAAGTGCCTCTAACAATACTATTCTTACAATCGTCTAAATAATTGTCAAAATTATATCCGAATGAATTATAGTGTGTCCGAATATCGCCATTCATCGAATTAATTTTATTCAAATGTTTATATTCGTTATTAAATAATAACCCTAAAATGCGCTCAAGTCCACATCTGTCAGTTCGACATGTAATCGCATTAACCAAGTTATTTATGTTGTATTTTCTTTCTAAAGTAGATAAAAAACGATGACTTATAAATGCCTGTCCGCCAAAACACAAGCTGAAATTTTCTTTACTCATGCCTAAAATATTGATTTCGTTGCCATTTAGTCGCTGTTTGATAAATGAATTGTTTTTTAGATATGATGCTATTCGGAGTAAATTATTTATATTTTCTTTATCATATGGGTAATGCCATAAAGGCAAAACTGGCGCCTTAATACTCTCAAATGGGATGCGTTTATGAATAAATGTGCTGTCGTGAATTATTACAGCACTGTCAAACCATTTGTTTCTTAAGTAGTAAATATATGGAAGCAATTCGCCGCGACCAGGATATTCGGATTGTATAGTTTCTATATTATTGTAATTAAATTCCGGTTTTACAAAACTGTAATTGCTGTTATCATCGATAACAATGATTTTTTTATTAGGATAGTTTGTTCTAATTAATTTTACATTATGGTTCCAATATTTGTTAGTTTGTTCGGAATTAACATGTCTTGTAATGATAAATCCATATGTCATGATTATATTATATAATATTCAGATTATATTATACAATATTTATCCTTAATTGATATAGACTGGCAGCTCATCAATATTGATGACGTCAGCATTCTTTCCTATAGAATTCTTGGATATGACAAATTTATTGAACTCAGAGCGCTCCAATTGTGCTGCCGGCGTGTGCTTGTGAACACAACGAGCAATCATTTTATATAATTTGAAATCCGGGTATCTTTCAGCACCATTATTTTTATACAGCACATTGATGCCATTATCATCGATACACCAGTCATTGATTAGCTTGGCAATCGGTTCCAAAGTGTCTATATTTTTTACATCAGAAATGTCATCAATCACATAATCAAAAATAGAACAGGCTAAGCGACATAAATCGAAACTGAAATTGGGTTCTAGTCGTGGCTTCTTATCATTGAAATATGGCTCAATATTATATTGGGTTGCTGCGTCTCCGCCTGTTTGGAAACTGTCGCTACAAAATGTCTTGCCATTGTATTTGTAAATTGCGCGTCCAAAATCGATTATTTTGAAGATTCTGCCAAAAGTAGGCACCTTATAATACTTCTTTTTGTAACAATAGTGGATAAATTTCTTATTTGTGCTAATATACATTACGTTGTTTGTATGAAGGTCGTTGTGTGTAAATGAAAACATCTTTTGATATGTGATTAGCGTCATGATAATTTGCATCAATGCTGAAAACCATTCGTCGTGTGATAAGTCGGATGTCATTATCAAGTTGTCGAATGTGTTTTCACAATGTTCCATACAAATTAGCTGGATGGGAAATTTTGGAAATGTGACCCATAGGGTTTCCTCATCTAGGTCCGTATAATCACTGCTATCGTCTGTGTCTTTATCAGAAACAATGGTGTCTTCTTCTACAATGCTGTCTTTATTGTCTTCTGTGTCAGCGTCAGCATCGTCGTCTTCTACATTGTCTTCAGCATCGATTTCGTCATTTTCATCTGTATGCGATGTTCTAGACGAACAAGATGACCCTGACTTTAATGTTTCGGATTTTTTTGTATCAACATTGAGCTCACTTGAATTCATAATATCAATCAACTCAACATTCATATTTTTTATATCGGATAATGTGACAAGATTAAGGTCCGGTTCAGAAAATATATTTTCAAATATAGTGTCGTCAATTGATTTAGCAGATAATCCTGATTTGTGTGACGTATTCATAATATTTAGGGGTTTCAATGGTTTGTCATTTAGTTCATCACTTGTAACCAAATGTGTATAATCTTCAATATTAAATAATACGTTTTGACTTTTAACAAAAAATTCTGACTGAACTAGGTATTCAATATCGTCAATAATATTGATTTTATAATTATTTTTAATAGCCAAGAAAGAGCCGTAGAAATCCAGGCCATGAATAAATTTGTGCGTGTTCAGCACTTGACTGGTGAGAAATGAGAAAAAACTATCAATATATGCGGTATTGTTGAAATCCGCAATTTTAGGGCACACTTTTACACTCTTATCAATCGAGGGCAAGTTGAATAATGTAGGGTCGTTACAATTGTATTTGCCGACAATGTATTTAAATGGGTCTAGCAAAGGTGCCATTTTTATAAACACGGATTGACTGCTAACAATCTCACCACTGTCGTCGATTGTGTTTTTCAGTTTACATGTGAATATGTTATCAGATGGTTCTTTGGTCTCTTTCAAATCCGACATATACCATAAGTGGTTAAGGTTTACACTATTGTAATTGTTGTTATTCAATGAGAAAAAACGGTCATATATAGGCACATAATTCTGAACTTCTGCTAAACTAATTTGTTTGCTAGTTTGTAGCTTGCTAAATAGATGCGCATTCTTCCTTTTTTGATAGTTAATACTAAAGGTACTTTTAGTGGTTGTCGTTGTTGCCATTAGCTAATTAAAATATAAATATTAGAAATATTTAACTCATTTTTTCCTAAACAAACTAACAAACTAACATTTTTAGTCGGATTGATAGTTTGTTAGTTTTATTAGTTTGCGTTTCCCAAATTAAATCTTTTATCAGTGTATAAGTATAATGAATTTAGAACTAAAACGGTTTGATATGAAAAGCATTAGTTTCAAGCCCGATGAATCCAAGGGTCCTGTGGTTGTTTTAATTGGCCGCCGTGACACTGGTAAATCATTTTTGGTAAGAGACTTGTTATATTATCAACAAAGTATTCCAATTGGGACGGTCATTTCGGGCACAGAAGAAGGTAACGGATTTTACGGTAAATTGGTGCCAAAATTGTTTATTCATAACGAATATAACACAGCAATTATCGAGAACATTTTGAAGCGACAGCGCCAGGTTTTGAAACAGATTAAGAAGGAAATGGAGCAATTCAAGAGGAGCACAATTGACCCGCGGACTTTTGTGATTTTAGATGACTGCCTTTATGATAACACATGGTCACGCGATAAATTAATGCGGCTCCTGTTTATGAACGGGAGACACTGGAAGGTGATGTTAATCATCACAATGCAATATCCGTTGGGCATTCCACCAACGCTAAGAACCAATATTGATTACGTTTTTATTTTGAGAGAGCCGTATATCGCAAATAGAAAGCGAATTTACGAGAATTATGCTGGTATGTTCCCTACATTGGAATCGTTTTGCCAAGTCATGGACCAGTGTACCGAAAATTATGAGTGTCTAGTGATAAATAACAACGCCAAGTCCAACAAATTACAAGACCAAGTGTTTTGGTATAAGGCAGACGCACACAATGACTTCAGATTAGGTTCCAAAGAGTTTTGGGAACTATCCAAATCCATCAATGACGAGGATGAGGAGGAGCAATATGACCCGAATAACGTGAAGAAACGTGGTCAGGGGCCCAAAATTGCGGTAAAAAAGACAAAGTGGTAATCCTTTCTTTTGTAATATAGTTTTTATAAATTAATAAATAATTTATAAAATGTTTTTAACTACCTGTTTAATCAACGCGGTCCAAACTGTCTTCATCCTTCTTTTCATCCTTTGACAAAGCAAAAGGTCCACTGAGGAGCTCTGACCTGCCATAATCAGACTGTCCCATCACAATATTTTCGCCATCAAAGAGCTCACTGCGAATATCTGCGACTGAAATACTGTCGGACCCAGCCAATTTCGCCTCTTGACTGTTTGTAACACCGACCAAATTGCCCTCACCGTCGATATCCTGGGTCAATGAACTGCCATGCTTCTCGGCATTCTTCTTGTTATCATCGATTGCCTTCTGTTTGGTCTCCTTAACACGCTGCTCAAATGCGGTCTTGGCGACAGTCTCGTTCTTCTGCTTCTCCTGTGCCAGCTGGTTAAGCTCCTCCTCCATATACTCAACACGACCAGTCTTGTATGCCTCGGGGTCCCAACACAACCACTGACCAACAGGGCCAACAAATACGTCAAAACTGGGGTCATTCTCTCGCAACAATTTGGCGCGCATCTCAGCCTCCTCTTGCGTCTGAAAGTTGCCTCTAGACTTGAAGCCTCTGACCGACGTTTGGAAGTTGTGCTTGATACTGAATTGTTTCTCAAGGTCCTCCTCATGCTTGTCTAAAAAGGTCTTGTAGTCATCTTCAATGGATGAACTGATAATATTCTCACGCTCCTCCGTAACGAAGCCCTCGTAATCCTTCATAACATCCTCAAAATTCAACTTGTATTTATAAGAAACAAAATTAATAAATTGGTGAAACTTCTCCATGGACTTTGAGAATTCCCATTTCTTTAGGAATTCTTCAAAAAAGAACATTTCCTTCTGCTTCAAAATTTTCTCTGGAGTAATGAAAGAGAAACAGCCGAATTGTTGGCCAGCAATTGGCTTATCCAGTTCCAACAAATCAACATATTTAGGATTAGGCGAACCATCGGTTCTTTGTTTACGTTCAAAGGCGAACTTCTTGGAAGCATTCGATTTAGATTTTCCACTCATTTATATATTTAGTTAGTTGTTCGTTTTAA